CAGCAGTTGTCCTTTGTTTTGTAATTATAAACTTTGGAGTTTTATTGAGTCCATGCCCAACAGTAGCATTGGCACCAGTTCCAGTATAAGAAACAATACTAAATCCAGCAGTCTGATTAGCACTCACCTGTGATGTGATACTACCATCAGAGTTTGATACTGCGGCACCACCTGCTTTCCAACACCAGGCTACAATACTTCCACCACTTATATTAACAGAATTTGCATTTGAGTTATGATTTGCAGAGTATCCATCACTATCAAAGGATAATATTGTCCCACCACTATAATTATCTTCAGGAGAGTCCGAATTTGAGAACAGAAGATTGCCAGGACCCCTTACAGAATCACATAAAACATGGAAGTTAGAACTACTTCTATTCTTCAACCATATTAAATCTGGTTGGAATCCAACACCAGTAATACTTCTACCACTACTACCATCACCAGTATAAAGCACAGTCTTAAAGTACTTACCAGGATCAGCAATCGCAGGAGTAGGTAAGTTATCCTCACATAATGCTAGGAAACCAGTTGGAGGAGCATACTTAAACAGTCCCTTACCATTATCATCTGCGTTTGTTCCTGCTGTTACAGTTCCAGAGAATGATGGGTTTTGACCGAAGTTGAAAGTTCCAACTGGTTCAACTTGACCACTATACTGGTAAAATGCTGCGGCAGGAATGATATATTCAGTAGTCGTTGCATGATTCACTGCTGGATTAGCACCTGTTGCAGGATTTCCACTATTAAAGTATGTTCCGTTCTTTCCAAACCAAACTTTTAGTGCTGTTGCAGTTTTTTCAAAGGCAATATTAATAATATCTCCATTAACAACATCTGATATACCAGATGTAGCACCAGCACTTCTATCTTGATTACTTACAATCCTTGCTGTTCCTGCATCAATCCAATATAGATGGTCCCCTAAATCTTCAAATCCATCAGTCTCTCCATAGAATAAACTACTGTCAGATTCTCTTACACCTACTGCCCAGTTTTCACTTTTATCTGGTGCCACAAATATGGCCCTCGTTACTATTTGAAATTCATAATACCATTTTCCTTCACCAACTCCAAATGAAGCATGACTTCTTTCCCACTCACCAGTTGTTCCATGTGTGAATGTCAGATTTCCATTGGACAATACTGGGTACGAAGACCCATATGTTCCTGTTGTTTGATATGAAAGAGGATTCAAAGTAGCAAAGTTATTCTTACAAGTATCAGCAGTTGTTCTAAATGCCTCAATACCTACTGGTGTGTATGGTTTTGGAACGTCAAAACCACCTTTGTATTTTGCTACACCTTTGTAGATACGAACGTCTTGTATTTGACCACCATAAGCATTTGGAGATGCTTGGGTATCAACAAATCCGCCAAATAAGAAGTTTGAAGATGAAAAGTTTTTAGTTACATTGGTAGTTATTCCTGCTGCTACACCGTTAATATATCCAGTTATAAGGTTTAATTCTCTTACAAATGCAATATGATTCCAATCACTAGTATGAGTTAGTGATGCATATTGGGCGCCATTATCTACTATTTGTATTGATGTGGAAGAATTAAAACGAATAAACCAACCATTAGCATCGGCATTTGTTGTTCTTGTATCTAAAAGACCAACGTTTGTTCCAGTATCAGTTCTTTTCATCCAAAATTCAACTGTAAAATCTCCAGTTCCAAAAGAAAAATCACTATTAGAAGAAATCGTTATATGATCTCCATTCCCATCAAAACTCAAAGCACTTCCATAATATCCACCAAGATCAGCAGCAACACTAGCATTACCATTTGCTGTAATTGTCTTATTAGTTCCACTACCTTTGATATCAGCAGAGTAATCACCGTATCCACTACCCTGACCACCAGTAATACCAGGAACAGCAAGGACTAAGTTAGCAGCAAAAGGATCACTTCTCAACTCACTGACATAAGCATCAGAAGTTGTAGGAGCACCATTCTGTGGTTGTGGTAAGTCTTCTCCTTTCAGTGTGATAATACTATTAGGATCACAATGGAAGTCAGCACCAGGATTAGAACTATCATTCATAGGCAGATAGAATCCATTGACTCCAAATCCACCTCTACGATTTACATCCTTTTTAATCTTTGTTGGTGAATGTGGAGACCACTGTCCTGGTTTGAAATCAGTTGCCTGTGGAGTTCCAGAAGACATATAACCGTCTCCATCTTTATAGAAACCAAACACATCTGGTGTGAGTGCCTGACCGTCTACAAGGAAGACATCAGCAAATTGACTCTTGGAGTAAGATGTGGTTATACTTCCATCATATTGATCAACACCAAGATAGTGTTCTGTAATTGAATTTACATAAGTCTCATAATTTTGTGATGGGTTTACATCATATGTTGAACTTATAATAGTAGTATCTAATACTCCATTAATATAAACTTCTACTCTATCATCACCTCTTGGTTTTGTGCTATCAAAAACAAACATTGCATGAAACCAATTTCCAGAGTCTCTATATTGCACACCACCATATTTTACCCAAGAAAAAGCACCACTTACATAATCGTAAAAATTCCAATAATTACTACCACCACTATTATCTTTTCTAAATCTTATGTCTGTTCCATGACTCTGGGAAGACGTATCTGCTGCATTAAAAACAGCATCTCCTCCAGTATCGCCCTCTACAATATTTCTCTTTAACCATAATGCTAAAGTCCAAACCTTACGATTACCAGTACTGGTAGGAGTTCTTGTTAAATATTCGTTTGCCATTATACCTTACCTCAACCTAAAGTAGTAGAACCAGTGGGGAAATAATCCGTGATTATCTCTACCCAGTTTGTGCCGTTATAAAACTCCAAGGCATTATTAGTGCTATTCTTTCTTATGTAGGCGTCAGTTCCAGATGGTCTTTGTGCTGTAGTGCCTTGTGGTAGTGCGATACCATCAGTTTCTTCTGCTAAATCTAAAGTTATTCTTGGAGATGCAGTTCCAATACCAATACGATTGTTAGGACCATCAATAGTAACAGTTCCAGTTCCTGTAGTGATAATACCAGTAACTCTCAAATCACCAGTAATTACCAACTCTGTTGTTGCACCACCAACAACAGTGTTTCCTAGCGTAGAAATACCAGTAACATTTAAGGTGCTTCTAATTGTTGCCGGATAGTTTGTATTGACAACATTTGCATTTGTCTGAATCGCATTACCCATATATCCATGAGCAGTGCATTGATAATGAAGAACTATTGGAGTCTCATCAGTTACTGTTATTTCAGTATATGTGTTCTGAAAATTAACATTTGTTTCATATAATGTCGTCTTATCTGCTTCAAGATAAAACTTAAGAGGATGACTCCCCGTATTATCATTCGTAAATCTATATGTTCTTCCAGGTGTTAGGGTTAAGAATGGAGCCTGAATGCCATCAATTACATAACCATTTGCACTTCCTGTTCCATTATATCTGTGGGTGGTATCCTTACTCGCAACAGTGACCGCAAGTGTAACCGTACTTCCATAAGGAACAGCAGTATATTTGTATCCTTTAATTATATCTGTCGCATTAATATCTCCATCTACATCAAGTTTTGCAACTGGATTAGTAGTTCCGATACCAACAAAAATTTCATTACCACTTACTATAGTACTGATACCAAGAACATTACCAGATTTTAGATCTGTTATTGCATCTGGATGAATCTTAGCAAGAGTTACAGAGTTGTCCTGCAGTTTACTAGAATCTACTGTTCCATCACTAGGAACTCCAATTCCAATAGAAACACCTGAAACAACACAAAAATAATCATCAGTAGACTGTGGTGGTGTAGCAAAGGTTATTTGATTCTGATCAATCGTATATGCACTTTCAGGTTCCTGAACAACACCTGCAAGGGATACTAAGAGTGCATATGAAGATCCAGGATAAAAAACCTGACCACCAGAAGTTAAGTTAAAGGTCACAGAACTTCCATTAAACTGAGATGCAATATCATCCAGTTTTAAGTAGTTTCCTCTATCTAAACCTCTACCCAGATATGCCATTATACTTTTTTAAATATTTAGCCCGAGACTTCCATTAGAGTTATTGATGATGTTACTCTATTATAATAATTATTATCGGTATCTTGTGCTGCTCTATTAATATAAAGTGCATTTCCATTATTGTCAGCTTCTACATGATACAACCCGTAAGTTACAGCACCAGTTGTTCCTGGACTATCTAAATGAATAATTTGTCCTTGATGAGGTCCATATTGGTTACTATTAGTTGAAGAATAAAATTGATCTGCAAAAGAAATAGATGCTCTATTTCTACTACCAGCAGCATCACCTATAGCAATATTGGTAGATGCTCTTTTTAAAACCGCATAATGTGCTGCAAAAGAACCACCAACTTGAGCATATAAAACAACCATCACTAAAATTTTATTACTTGCTGACTGTGGAGTAATCGTTGCCTCCATTCCAGTTATTAATGTCTCCGTTGAACTTGAAGTTAAAGATAGGGCATTAGTCATTGTTACTGAAACTACCTGAATGATACCACCACCACTAGAACCAGCAGGTAGTCCATCTCTTGGATAGATTTTATTTGTTCTTAATTCTGACATTATGCTGACAACTCCATTAATGTAATAGTGCTTTGTGGAACTCCATCATAATCAAGACCACCACCCCCTGAGATTTGAACAGTCGCTCCTCGGTTGACATATATTGTTGGAGAAACTGTGTATCCTTTCATATCAACACGATATGTGATCGCAGATGTGGATCCAACAGTGTTATCAATATGTGTTCCACCCAACATTGCCATATGATACTGATTCATAGTATTGGTACTGGCACTATTATCATTATTATTATACATATTAACTCTACCAGTCACACCATAGCGAGGATGATCAGCAGCAGTACTACTAGGAGTGCCGTAAATTGAACTCATATTAGAACCATTTTTAAGGACTCTATATTCTTGTTGATATCCAGAAGCAACAGTATCCTTTCCAATATACATATTTACGATAATCATGATATTATTAGTAGGAGATATTGGAGTAATAGTAGCATTTAATCCAATATTTACCCAATAATCATTGCCGACTACACCAGTTCCTGCAAATGGTGTACTTAATTTCCCATGAACAACTTGGACCAATCCACCAGATTGACCAGTTGCAACTCCATTAATAGGAATAATTCTATCTACTCTTAATTCGGATGCCATAATTATGAAGGTTCAGTTGGCCAAGTTACGGATGAAAAATCTAAACTTCCACTATCAACTAATGTTGGAGTTGCTGTAGAAGGAAGGTCTCTAAGTGCCTGACGATAGGTCTTAAAAGCAGCAGAAAGATTAGTTCCAGTCTCTTTTGCCTTTACAACTTTCCAATCAGTCTTTGCAATTCTACGATCTCTTTCCTGACGCAAAAGTATCATTGGTTCCTCAGCATTCATGGCATCAATTTTTGCCTGAATAGCATCTGAAGTTGGTTTGTCATAACCATTACCATCTAACCACTCCAAACCAGAATACTCACTACCACGAAGTGCCCATTCTGCTCCTGGTGTAAGCACTTGTAATGCTGCTGGAATATCGTATTTCATAGTTGTATATTATATGTTGTTATTTATGTTGGTTCTGTTGGCCAGATAACATCTTTGATGAATGGTCCATCAAGAGTTGGAGAAGATGTTGCTGGTAGATCTCTTAATGCTTGACGATAAGTTGCCCATTCAGTTTTCTTTGAATCTGATAATGGACTATCAGCACCTTGAGTCCAATCACATTTAGACATCAATTTATCGCGATGAATTCTCAATTTATTACTTGCTTCACCATCATAAAGTTCTTGCGCTTTATTAAGAACCTCTTGTTTTGTTGGTAATGTAGTAGTTACGATACCAGTATTCCATTCAATATTTTCA